ATTGTCTATTGCTCGTGATACAGCAGTTTGAGGATCAACAAAAAAGTCAACCTCTTCGTCTTGTTGCTGTACTTCAGGTGCTTGTTGTTGTGTGAGTTGTGTCTGGTTTTCAATATAACTATCAACAACCTTACGTAGCTCGCCAACTTCCGTACTCTGCTTACCAGTAAATCTCTCAAGTTCTTGGTGCATTTGCACTAGATCTTCTACTGATTTACCTTGGTACTTTTCTGGAAGTTCAGGCTCTGCTTGAGGTTGTTCCTCTTCTTGAGGAGTCTCTACAGTATCCTGTTCTAGCTGATCGATTGTTTCTGTTTCTTCTTCCTGACGCTCATCAATTAATGTTGCTCTTGACATTGTAAACTTACCCCGCCTTACTAGGTTATGGAGAAATTAAAATAGGAGTTGCCCGATTGGATTCCTGTTATTTACTACCAGCGTTCTCGTGTTCACGTACCCATTTCATGTGTCTACCGGGAAAGTCCCCAGAAGCCCCATCAAGGATATGTGGAGTTGCTGATAGAATCTTTGTAGCGTTAGCACCGCAATCGCACCTACTGACTGTTGTGCCTTCCTCTACAAAATCTTCAAAGATGTGTCCATTAGTACAACGAAAATCAAATACTTTAATCATCGTCTTCAGACTTATTAGCTTCTTCGTAGTTAGTACTGACTATGTTTTCCATGTTAATTAAGTGGGCTAATACGTTTAGTTGTCCCTTACGGAAGTGCATATCGTCAGCATCTTTAACTGCTTCGACACTGTTAATTTGTACAGCGTTGTTACCAAAGTCTTGCATTAGTTGTTTCCAACCGTCTGTAAGAAAAAGATTAAAATAATTATCGTAATATGTTTGTGTTTCTTGGTCCATTTGAGGTCGCCTTGATTATCTCTATAGAACTATATATTATATATTATACCATATTTTATAACTAAAGTCAAGTTTTATTTTTTGGTACTTTTTCTCCTTCTTCCTGACGCTGTTACTGCATGTTTAATTTTAGCTGGTCCTGTCTTACGAGCAGAAGAGCTACGCTTCTCAGCAGTAGTCATCTTAGAAGCTACTTTCTTAGGTCTACAAGAAGGATAAGGACGCTTAGATTTACTAGCAGACTTTCTACCACATTCCTTACCTGTCTTTACGTCCACCCAATCTTCTTTAAACCACTTCTTTAGGGCCGCGCCTTTCTTACTTTTTCTTACTGCCACGCTTATTCCCCCAGTTTTTAGCCCCAACCTTACGGCATTTGGCTACAGCACCAGACGCATACGCAGAAGGCCACACCTTGTAACGGGACTTGACCTTCTTTGCACACGCATCACTTGCTTTCTTTTTCTTAGGCATCAGTAACCCTTAGCTTTTTTTACTTTTTTGCCTGTCTTTTTAGCAGCGGCTTTAGCCTTTGCTTTACCTTTAGCTGTATAAGGGAACTTTTTCTTTCCGACCATTGGCATAGCTATCTCCTTACCATTTAGATTTGTTAGCCCAGTAAGCCGCAGACATTTTTCCTTTGGCTATGTTTTTAGCATGACGAGCCTTGAATGACTTACGTCTTGCCTTTTCTTTAGGAGTGCTAGGATTTTTACCAGCACCACTAACTCCTTGTTGTCCGTAACGTATAGTCTTTACTTTGTCGCCTTCCTTAGCTACAACTACATGAGACTTCTTAGGATGATTCGGGGTTCTCTTTGGTTTGTTGAATCCGCTTACTCCCGCTCTTGTTAGTCTTGGATCCTTTTTGCTCATTGAGTTGGTCCTCCAGTTCCTTGACCCGGCTCTCCAACAAGTCCAATTTGTCGAACTGGTCCTTGAACGCTTGGTTGATTTGGTGCAGAAAGCTGTTCATTTCTGTTTGTGTCATTAACATTTTGACGTTTCCCTTCTATTTGACTTTCTTTTAAAAGTGTATCTGCTACTTTTAAGCGACGTTCAAACTCTTTATCATCCTCATCTCCTGCTTGCAGGTTACGAGTAATAGCATTGATCTTATCAATTTTAAGCTCTTCAGGAGCCAACTGAGCTTCAACAGCATACTTAGTAGCTCTTGACTGAGACTCTTGCGCTTGCGCCATAAGAGCTGCTGTTTGACTTTGCTGGAACTCCATCTGTGCTTGTTGCACTGCCTGTTGCATTTGTTGTGCTTCTGGGTTAGGCTGTTGTGCCTGTTGCATAGTAGCAATAAGTTCTTCACGATTGCTTAGATTCATGTTGTCAATAATACTTTGAATCATTACAGGATACAGAGGACTGTCTTGTTGCATAGTCTGCAAGAGTTGGACAAGCTGAGTAACCTCGTACTCTCTAGCAATAATACCCAGAGTAGACGTAGCGTTGAACTTATAGTCAGCTACAGGATAGTTCTCAGGATCAAACTGCATATACCTGTGTGCAGCTTTAGAAACAAAAGGAAGTAAGAAGGATTGTTGAAAGTTTATAAGAGTACGCTTATGGCGTTTGATAATAGCACCAAGAGACATACTGATCCCAGCAGCAGTAGCTTCGCCATTAACCTGTCCTGCGATACCCGCCGAGTCAACGGCTCCAGTAGCCTGTTGTACCATGCCTTGTAAGGCTTGGGCTTGTGCAAAGGTAATTTGACCGACTTGACCAAAGTTAAACGGTTGTAATACTTCACGCGGATCTCCGTTAGTTAGGATCATTTTGCCGGGACGTACTTCTGGTCTAGCCCCTCTAGGAAGCCGTGTAGCGTCGATAGCGAGCATTGGATGGATAGTCAGTGCTAGTGCATCAATACGTGCGCGTAGCTCTGTATCAAGCGCCTTCTGGCTGTTGTAGCCTTTCTCGCATACACCACGACCCCAGAACCTACTAGGCACAACGTCCCAAGGAAACGCAACTACAGGACGATCCTGCATCATATAAGGATTAGCTTCAGCTTTTAGCAGTATACCGCCGTTAGCGATAACTACAATAGCCTCAACATACATAGAGTCTGTTTCTACGTCTACTCCTTCTTCTTTTAATAACTCACGAGGCACAAGACCGTAGTACTTAGTTAAGCGTACCTTGTCATCGTTGTATACTGTAAGGTCTTGGTCTGGTTCTAAGTCTGTATCTTCTGCTGCATTACCAACATATACCTTACGATATATACCTTGTTCTTGTAGTATTTCAACACTGTGTTTAGATACGTACTCATCAATAGCAACACCCATAGCGTCTTCTATAGATGTAGCTATAGGATCAATCAGAAAGTTCTGAGGCAGAACAGGCTTTAGTTTAACCACTATACGGTCAGTAATGTTTACACCAACAGCCGTAAGACTACCATCCATAATAGGTTGAGTAGCTGGTGCCATCTCTTTGATTTCTTCTAAAACAATTTCACCTACACCTGTACCAAACACAGCAGCATTAATAAGACACTCAGCAACAGCCTTACGAACCTTTGTGTTTTCAAAGTCTTCTGTTAGTTTGTTGCGTAAGTATTGTATGTCTTGGGAGTCTGTGTCGTTTACATTGTCACTGATGTCAAACCACTTACCTCTACCAAATGTGGCTTCTTCTAGTTCTGCTACGTTAGACTCTACAGCCTGCTGAAGCGCAGGAGAGATAATTCTAGAACGCTCTGTTGCTCTTTCAGAGTCAGCAGGGTCCCATTGACCTCTCCATAGCCTATAGTATTCCTCAAACTTTTCTTCGTAGTTTGACTCATAGTTGTCTCTCCAGTTTTCACACTTAGTAATTACCCACTCTTCTAGAGATTCTTGGATCATTAGTGGGTCTGGATTTAAAAGTTCATCTGCCATAGTATTTTCCTTAGATTATTGCTACGCTGTAACCAAGTGTAAAAAACACTACAGCAGAAATTGCGTAGATTCCATATGTATTGAAAGGTCTAAAAACACGTCTATTACTCATAGCTTTTACTAGCTCGTTTGGTATGGGATTCATCATTGTTAATAGCCTGCTACTATATCTAGTATTTCGTGATCGTCAATTTCAAAGTCGTAGTCATAAGCTACTTTAGCTAGTTGATCTATGTAAGCAAGTGAGTCAACCAAATCATCGTGAGTCAAAGGATCAGGGAACTGAAACAGTTGATCCATAAATTTGTTGTTCCATTCTGCTTTTCTTAGTTCTATCTGACCGTTCTCAAACCTTCCCTGCAAAGCCCACATAACCCTATCGGTCTTCTTCTTGTTCCCGTGGGTTAGTTCTTCGACTCTAAAAAATCTCCCGTACTGCTTCATTAAATCTGTCAGGGGACTCATTACAGCCTGCTTTGCTATTCCTCTTTCAATACCAACACTGACGGGTTCATAATCTCTAACGGCCTGAAATATCTTGGAGGCAGTCTCGTCAAGGCTCCACCGCCCATGTATAATGTTATCAACGTACCAACCATCAGTACCAACTTTAACAACAGCGATTGCAGTTTCATCAAGTTTAGTGTTCTTTGTCCTTTTCTTGTTGACTTCTTCAAAGCCAGCTAAGTCAATAGCAATGTAGTATTGAGCATCCTCTGGTTCCTCACCAAAGTGTACCCAATCCTCTTTAAACATTTCAGAGCCTCTGGCTTCAAACGATGCCATAAACTCCTGACGGAACGCGTAAGAGGACATAGACTTCTTGGCTGTGTCAATCTCATCAGGGTCTAGTATAGGGTTGTCATAAGACGTAAAGTGCCACCCTTTGTACGTTTCGTCATCTCCTAGTTCTGCTAGTTTGTACAGTTCGTAGAAGTGGTTTCTGCCCATAGGCGTACCTATGAACATTGCTGAACCTTTTTGGTCAGCTAGTGCAGGACGGAGGATCTGCTCCCATACGTCAGGCTTCATGTCTGCGTACTCATCCATTACAAGAAACTTCAAGGAAACACCACGCATTGTCTCTGGCCTGTCGGCTCCTTTAAGACTAATCGTAGCCCCGTTGACCAGCTTGATCTGTAGATTATTGATGTGGGCACCAGTAATCACAGGGTTTCCTAGCTCCATCAGGGTTTGCCACATGATATCACGGGCCTGTCCCTGCGTGGGCGCAACGTAAAAAACTTGACCTTTGTCGGTCTGTAGTGCGTTAATGATAAGTAACCATGCAGCAAGGCGTGACTTCCCTGTCCGTCGCCCAGCCGCTACTACCTTGAACCGTGTAGGGTCAGAGTAGACTTCCTGCTGCCACGGCAACAGTTGTACATTTAAATCAGTCACGAACTAGGGCAAGCTGCTCCGTCTGAAGACGCATCATAAGGATCATCGCCACATCCATACTTTTGATCGTTGTTTGTATCACAAAAAGTATAAAAACTTACTAATTCAAAAGTATAGCCCGCAGGTACAAAAGCTTTACACCACGGATGCTCACCGGGACTGCCAGTATTAGCTGGTTCTGTTTGTGTATAATCTCGCTTAGGCCACGGTACTTGTTTTGTAAATGATACGTTTCCTGATCCTAAGAAATCTTGCCGAATAAACAAAGGAGTATTTACATGAGCAACAAACACTTCTTCTCCATTTTTTAATGTGTACGTAGAACCGTCTGAATAATTAATAACAGGTGGGCTTTGAGCAAAAGCAGCAAAACTTACAACGCTTGCTAATACAGCCGCGACAACAGTAATTACAAGTGCATATGTTTTATCAGTCATAGTTTAGTTTCCGTTAAAGTTAACAAAGGTTGCTGGTGTATCTAGTAAATCAAAGGTTACAACTACTTCCATGTTGCCCGATCCTCCTGTTGATGCTTTAATAATATCTCCGGGCTGTAGTACAAACACAGCGTTACCATCAATTATTAAGTTTTCTTTAGAAGATACGTTAGTTCCGTTGTAAATGTACACATCAGGAGTAGGAGCAGGCTTATCTATAAACACAGTAATATCATTAGTAGCGTTATGTAGGTTAGCTACAAACAACATGTTCCAATGTGCTGTGTATCCACTAGGAATAGTAACAATAGTTTGTGTAGACGTGTCCGTAAGGTTTATGTTCTTAGTATATAACATAACTATTTAAGAGCCTCTACAAAAGTTCTAGCATCAGCTGCTTTTTTGATTAGTTCAGGGTCTACTTGTATTTCTTGAAGCTGAGTTTTTTTTACGGTATCTAAGAACTCATCAGGATTAACAAGAGATTTATTTCCTGCAACACCTGAGTAATAAGACTGC